CCCGCGCTAAGGCTGCTCTAAAGGAGAAAAACCCCAAACTCACTTCTTTAGAAAGAGCTTTTTACGAGATTTATAAGCGCTACGGGGGATAACAGTGCGGCGTGCCCATGTTCGGGCCAGGCGTGTCAACCCCCAACTCACTACTGGGCATCCTTGTACCCCCCAAGCAAGGTGTAAGTCCCAGACCTATCCACTTACTCTTTCATTACTATGCCTCGTCCAGTTGGTGCAAAAAATCGCACAAAAATCGAAATGGTTTTATCGCCATGGTGTGCTGACAAGCTTCGTGAATTACGTGCTGATTCTGGCTTTGATTCAGATCAAGCCTTTTCACGTTGGTTGATGACAAACACCATTCAAGTTCTGTGTGGTGAACGTGAGCCAGGCAATAAAAAGCTCAGCGATCTTCGTGTTCGCATGGAAGAAGCTCTGTCCACTTGCGAGCAGCCAGGCTTGACTCATGAGTGAACAGTCTGCGATTACAACCACTTCTTATAAGTCGGTCTACAGCAGCATTCAGTCATTTGAATCGGCGCAGCGCATCGCTGCGTCGTTGGCTGATTCTGCATTGGTGCCTAATCAGTATCGAGGGCAAGCAGGTCTTCCAAACTGCATTGTTGCCATCGAAATTGCCAACCGGATGGGCATGTCGCCTTTCCAGGTGATGCAAAACCTAAACGTGATTCACGGCCGTCCTAGCTGGAGCAGCCAGTTTATTATTGGCTTGATTCAGGGTTGCGGTCGGTTTGAGGGATTCACTTACAACGAAACTGCTGACTTTTGTCAGTGTGTTGCTGCCCTAAAAACCACTGGCGAGCAAGTCTCTGGTCCCAAGATCACTTTGGAGATGGCCAAGAGGGAGGGTTGGACTAAAAACACGAAGTGGAGCACTATGCCGCAGACGATGCTGCGTTACCGCGCTGCATCAGCCTTTGGCCGCTTTCACATCCCTGACCTGATTTTAGGGATTCAGAGCGTGGAGGAGAATGAGGTGATCGATGCTGAAATTGCAGTTGTCCCTGAGCCAACTGAATCGAAGCTAGATCAGGTCAATGAAATATTGGCCCCTAAAACCGAGCCTCAACATGTCCCCACCCCTCCGCCAACAATTGAAACGGAAGCTGATGACTTTTTCTAATGGACAAATCACAGTTTTTGGACACAATCCAACTCGCTGAACGCTGGGGCATCCATCACCAAACGCTGGCGTCATGGAGACGGTCTGACAAAGGCCCTAAATTCATTAAGACCCAGCATCCAGTTCGTATTTTTTACTCAATTGTTGAGATTGAAGAATACGAAGCCAAAAACCCTTTTCTCAAAAAGTAATCATGGATTTCAAGTTTAAATCAAACATTTTCAAGAACAGTGTCGAGGATCAAAAACGTATCTACAAGGAAAATTATGACGCAAGCAAGCCTTACCCAGCGTTCACTGGAACTCTAACTATTCCAAAGAGTCAAATTACCAATTTTGTCGAATACTTGCATTGGGCTCTGCGAACTGAGCTTAAGCACGATGACTACATTGACGATGATGTGTTGCCAGTCAAAATTTCTGGTTGGCAAAAAGAATCAAAGAACGGGAAAGCCTTTCTCAGCCTTACTTACCAGCCTGACTACAAAACAAAGGTAGCCGCACAAGAAGCTAAAGAAGCATCGCAATTGGCCTCTCCTGAGCCAACAGCTGAGTCTTCTGCCGCTAATCTGGCTGAAGCAACTGCTGGTGCTGTGGTGAAGCCCTCAAAAGAAGACCTTTTTTGAGATGGAGTTTCCTAACTCTCCAATGCAACTACAGCGGGAGCATTGCCGTCAGCTTTTAAATGAACTCAAAGACGGAGAAACAGTGACTCTTACCGTTGAGCAATATCGTGAAATGGTTACTCAGCAATTAGATCTACACGATTTAGTTGCGAATATGTCGGACATCATTCAGAAACATGTCTCGGATTATTGAAAACGTAGGCCTCACCATGCTTCGGTGGGGCAGCAAGCGTCCAGTGTTGCTACAGCGTCCTCCAAGTTGGACTGTGCAATACCTTCAGCCTTTGCCACCAGGCAAGCCACCAATCAATGTCTCGCCTTTTGGAAGAGCTGGAATGTGGCTGCTGAGAAAAGCAAATCCACTTTCATACGTGAATTCTGCTGGCAGTGCCATTAAGGTGACACTGCCTTAACTCTATCTTTTACAATTTTACCTATGCGACAACCGTTTTTTGAGAGCAAGTACCTTGGAAAAGTTCTGTATGTCAAAGACATACAAGACCTTAACAAGACAGACCTCAATACTTTAGACCGTGAGCTTTCTGCTGCAATAGCTAGCATGAAAGAAAAAATGCACGAGGAGCGTGATACCTCAGAATTAAATTGGCTGCACAAGCTAAGCGTGAAGTTGAAAATTTGCGAACAGTTTTTAGCAAGAGTTTGCGAAGTTCGCGACAATGAAATTTCAAAAATTGAAGCTTATCATTTTACTTATTTTCGCCAAGCGGTAGCCAACGCAATTGGCCCTTTGCGTGCCGATGAATTACTGCAACAGGCTAAAGAAGAAGCTATTCAACAAATCAACATGGAGCGCAAGCTTTGAACAAAGAGCCAATTACTTTTCAATGGCAAGAAGAAACAACTTCTCGTTATGGGGATGGGATCAGTCATCCCAAAAAAGGCGTAAAAACCAAACCCTTCAAAATCCTTGTTCGTAATGGTCAGACGGCCGCAATGAAGGTTGAGCTACGCGCTGAATCTAAAAGAGCTGCTATTAACTACGGCAAGGCACGCTGGCCTAATGCTGCTATCGAGGTTATTAGTTGATGGACCCACGTTTTCACGTCAAGCCTATTAGCGCCACTTTTGAGCCTCAGCGCTTGATATGGATGGCGATGCATCAGGACTACTACGAGGGTACTGTCGCTGACACTGAGCCCCCCCTAGAGAATGAAGCAGGTGAGTTGGTGGTTAAGCATTTGTTGCGTGGTGAGCGCGGCCATTACGGTCCTTTGGAGCACCCAGCAATTAGTTTTGCTGTTGCTGGCTTTCCTCATTCAGTAGTTCAACAAGCCAGAACTCACAGGGTTGGTATCAGCTTCGATGTTCAGTCAATGCGATACACCGGGAAGCGTGTTGCTGCTGTTGCCACTGGGAAGCTTGGCGTGGAAGACGTATTTTACTTTAGATCTGTAGGCAACTATGCAGATCGATTTGGCAAAAAATATGCCTATAGCAAAAAAATGCGTGAAACTGATATGCAAGTAGCAAAGCAGATGTCAACTATTTATGGGTACAAGTTGCAAGAAGGCTTTGCTGAAGAACATGCAAGAGGCATGCTCCCTTTCGACTATCGTCAAAATTTTGTTTTGAGTTTTAATTTACGAAGTGCAATGCACTTTTTAGATCTTAGATCTAAGCTTGATGCTCAGGCTGAGATCATTGATTTATGCAATTTAATTGTTCCTGAGTTGCAAAAATGGGCACCTGAAGTCATGCACCATTACATTGAAAAACGTCTCGGGAGGGCACGTCTGTCGCCATGAAGAAATATGTCTTTAGCACTGGTGGAGGGGTTCAATCCACTGCCTGCCTTGTACTAGCAGCCCAAGGCAAAATTCCATATGACACTTTTATTTTTTCCAACGTTGGCGATAAAGCAGAGTCACCTGCGACGATTAAATACATCCAAGAAGTAGCCAAGCCCTATGCCAAGAAGCATGGGGTCAACTGGGTTGATGTCGCATGGGTAGATCGTCAAGGCAAGCAGCGTGATTTATTTGATGACTTAATGGAGCAGGAACGCAGCATTAATATCCCGGCTTACATGCCTGGAGGCATGCCTGGTAATCGGAAATGCACAGAGGCATTTAAAATCAAGCCAATTGCTAAGTGGATCAAGAACAATGCGCCTGGATGCACGCTAGGCAAAGGAATCAGCACTGATGAACCACACCGTGCAACACCATCACGTGAAACGGATGGATACACAAGTGCATATCCATTAATTGAACTTGGCATTAGCCGCTCTGACTGTTTGTTAATTGCGAAAGATGCAGGCTTGCCGCAACCGCCAAAGTCCAGCTGCTGGTTTTGCCCGTTCAAAACCACTGATCAATGGGTGACTATGAGACGCGAACGCCCTGAGTTATTTGCGCAGGCAGTTGCGCTTGAGAAGGTATTGCAAGAACGTCGTGACCAGTTAGGCAAAGACCCAGTGTATTTAAGTGGCATTGGTGGTCGTAAGTGCGTAAATCTTGCTGACGTGATTCCTCAACAGCTTGGCTTGTTTGGATGGGAGCCAGAAGAGGGTTGTGAATCTGGCTATTGCATGACATGAGTAATTTAATCACGCAAAAATCTATTTTTGACAAAGAGCAAAGGCGCAAAGACTCTAAAAAGAAGTCTGGCAAAACCTCACGGCAGTTAAGACGCGAGGCTGCCAAAGCAAAAAAAAGCGGACTAGAACCGGCTCACGCACCTGACGCCCCTCACACCCGATCCGCTGCGGGTGACCTCTGTCCACCTTTATCAGATGTACTCTGTAATTCTACCTAAAGACTGGACAAGACTGACATCATGAAAGGAAGTCTTTCATAGTTTGTGGCTTCTTTGCGATATCACGCAGGTCGCATGGTCCTGAAGCAGGAGGGAGAGAAATGGCGAGTACGCATTAAAACCGATGACGGACATGTCCTCTACCCTTTGAGCGCTGTCGAGCTTGAGCAAGCCGTATTAGAGGCTGAGCAAATATATGCCGACATAAAAGCTATTAATCGTGGGAAGCCACGATGTATGGACTGTATCCATTGGGAGATTATTGAGGCAAAATGCAGTGTCGGGTGTCCTGAAGGCAGAATGACTGGAGGAAGCTTTGCCAAGGACTGCGCCTATTTTTGGGGCAAAGACAATTGATGCCGACTATTTCCAAGGTAAGCAAAGACGGCAAAAGCTTGTGGCAAGTGGATTATGCAGGAATGACTAGATCTTTTGATCTATCACAAGAGTGGGACGCTCATCGGTTTTTTGATTACGTCACTGAGTGCTACGCCGCGCTTTCTAAGTCCAAAGCGTCAAGATGAGCAATATGTTCGACTGCTTGTTTAAGCAATATGGTTTGATGCCAATTTTGTTTGATCAGAGCTACGCAAAGTGATCGCAAATAGTCGATATCTGTTTCTTCGCAGACACGACGGCAGCTGCATTCAAGGTTTAGCTTCTGTTCCAAGCTTGGGTCGATAATCATCCAATGCATCGGACTGCTCCAGAGACTTGAGGTAACGGTGCTCAGAAGCGTATGGCTCCCTTGCACGCATGATGTCACCGACGACAGGAAAGAGCCACTGATCGACCCGCACACAATATTTGAAGTTGTACGGGTCTGTGCAGCCAATAATGACTGTTGTCCAAAAAGCGGTCAGGTAACTCCAGATGACATACCAGCTCATGCGACGTTTGGCATCACTGTTAGGTGACCGTTGTAGTGACCTACTTTTGCGTAACTGTTCAACGGAACATTCGACATCTGATGAAATACCATTTGACCAATCTTTAGGCCTGGATATAAAGGCAGCCAATGATGTAATCTTACATTTTTAAGTTCCAGGGTTAATCGACTATTGTTCCAACCTGGATCACACCAACCTGCAAGAAGATGTTGATAGCCACTTCTGGCACGGCTTGACTTGAGTACAAATTGAGCGGAGATATCTTCCGGGAAGTTAAAGAGTTCACGTGTCTCAGCCAAGCAAAACTCACCGGGTTCCAGCTTGTACGGCTCGTCTTCTGTGTAATGCGAGATGTCGACACGGATCAGCTCAGGGCTATAAATGCTTTCCACCATCAAGTGATCGCCAAGAAGAAGATCCAAACTTGCTGGATTTAAAAGCTCCTCGTCGAAAGGAACAACCATATGACCCTTTTCGCATCGAGCACGGATTTCCCAGTCACAAAGGACAGGCATCTGAGGAAGTCAAAAAAACAGCTTAATCGTCGTCAACAAGAATGGCCCATCCAGTGTTACGACCCTCTGGCTGCCATCGAGCATCAAATTCAGCTTGACGAACGCGGACGTTACGCCCTAGATGCGGGTTGGAATGTCCGCCGTTTTTCATGTCTGGCAAACCACGAGGATCCTGCATAATCCATTCAGGGTCTGGGCTGTTTTTTCCTCGGTAGCCAGAGATCACAGAATAATGTCCGCAACTTGCAGAGTTGCATGTGGGGTGATCAATTGGACCCTTATCCAACCAACCAACTATTACTGGACGACCCATCTCAATCTCCATTTCAATAATATCGCGATCTGCATTTTTAATAAATTTTGCATTTAGTCCAAGGCTTTCTAAGGCTTGAACCTGAGCATCAACAGACGTGGTGTCGCCGTATTTCATGCGAATAGAGTTGTACTCATCGTCCGTTTGAACTTTCTTATAAAACGCTGCCACCATGGCAGCCGCTGAACTGAAGCATTCTCGATAACCAGTTCCTGTTGCATTGTCCAGTTGATTGAAATAGCGCATGTAGATCTCTTGGTCAATGCCGCTTGCTTTCCACGCATCAAACCATGCGTTGTCTTCTTCCGCTAAAAGATCTTGAGGCATTCGCTCCTCAAGCTCCTTGATCGCAGCCAATTGGTGGGGAGTACCACGGAACCAGTGAAAGAAAGGCAACAAGCTGAGCGGCATTGCCAGGCCAAACAAGACTTGTCTGATCATGGCGAAAACCACGGCAACAAGCTATTTCTCGATGCGTTTTTCAGGGAACAAAAGATCCTTGAGATGCTTTACCGCTAAATCGTCAAGGTCGTTGTCAGTGCGTTTTACGACACGCTCGAGCATGGCAACGATCAGCTCTTTAAAAGCCTTCGATCGCCACATCATCATGATGAATGGCTTCAGAACTGCAAGCATTGGATTGCTCTTTACTGCACCAATACGTTAGTTCCTATTGCTGTGTCCCTCAAGACGTGCCACTGATTGCTCTAGGTTAGACAAACGAGCAAAAATTTCTTGATCTCTTGTTCTGATGTCTGCGTGGAGAATATCCATCCTTCTAGCTAGATTGTCTACAGCAGTTGTCAGTCGCACCAACGAGTCTCTCCCCTGCTGGTTCTGACGATTTGCATTCGTGAAGCCAGCCGAAGCTACTCCAACGCTTGCTCCAGCTACAGCAGCCCAGACTTCAACCACCATTCGACCTCTAGCGTTTCACCATCATGGCAGATTCAACCGAAAAGCCAGAACAGGAAGAATCCAGCTCACGGCTAGGTGACGTAATCAAGGTTGTCCTGCTTGGCTGGGCAATGGCAATTCTGACAGCTAATTACTTGGGGGTGTTTAAGCAAAGCCTAGATCCCACCTACCCGGCCAGCATCCTGAGCGGCACGGCTGCTTCTTTCGGCTTGGCTGTT